TTGATACTCGTTTGCAGCACTGCACATAAGGATTACGCCCTTGCGAATCTTTGTACCATAAACTTCATTGTGTGCGTTAGCATATGCTGTCAACTGAAGGAAATAGTCTTCAATCCATTCACGCTTTTTAAGCTTGTTTGTTTGTTTGAAGTCAAGTATAGCTTCGTCGCCAGCATGTAGTCCAACTAAGTCTGTGGTCCCAGCATAAACTTTAGGAAAATATAGAGATACTTCCGTGCCCCAGAACTCGGGGCAGTTGGATAAGCCTTGAGATATGATTGTATGCGCCATCTGATGTGATTGCTTGCTATACGGATTGCTTCCGGGCTCACCTGTTTCTCCTGTTAGAACAAAGTTCTCAAGATACTTATGCATTCTAGTGCCGCGGCCAGCCGCTTCTGTAGTAATTTCTTTAGCTTTTTGCTCACCTACTCGGCGCCGCCAATCAATTAAGGCTTTCTTTGCTTCAAGTGTTTTAGTTGCATCTAATATAGTAGTAACACTAGGTAACTTAGCACCATCTGGTGCTAAGTATTTACGACCTTCATTAGTTGTTTCTCGTTTCATTTCCTCATATAGGAATCTATTTGTTACTGCCATCTTTTCCTTATTTCTTCATGTATGTAGTTTGCTAGTATTGGCATTGCCGGATAATCCTCATGTCCGCATGGTAGTTTATCAAGGCCTCTGGTTAGTTGTTCTAGGTCAATTATTCGATTAGGATCGTTATTTACAGCATCCCACAATTCACTGTAACTGTTTTTAAGTTTGATGATATCTTTTGGCAAATCTGGTATGAAATCAGTAGTTAGATATGAAATATTATTTGCTTTAAAAGTATTGACCATACTTAGCCACAACCGAATCTTTTGCTGACTATAAACGGTTGGATTATAATTTTCAACAAAGAAACGAACACTCTCCGATAGGTCTGTAGGTTGATTAAAATGCAACTGTTGGTAATCATTAAGCGGCGCGCCGCGGAAAAATCTGTAGTATTCCTCTCTCCTAGACGAGTGTGAGAATGCTATGATATAAAGCGGGTTAGGTAGTGGATTCTTATAGATATGCTCTACAGTAGTTCGCACAATGCGATCATTTCCGGTGCCGGGTTTAGCAAGATTTATTAGTGGAACATCTAACTTTTCAGCTAGTAACTTTGGCCATCCTTCTAGTAGAGGATATTGAAGGCCTTCACAATATGTGAAACTACATCCGTTTACCACTAAGTGTGAGAAATTACTACTCATATAATCAATTATAGCACAATATTATAAGAAGTCAAGTATAAAGGTTAAGTTTTCATTGCTCGTTTAGCCATTTGAGCAACTGTTTTCTTATCGTCGCCTTCGGGTCTATCTAACACATTTTTAGAATCGTAACCTTTGAATACTACTTTGTCACCTTGTATATTAGTGACTACATCACTGAGTGGAGGAACCTGAAGCATGTCGTATAGATTGTCTACATCAAGAATTACATCATATTGTTGAAAATAATCCAACAAATCATCGACGGTGTAATTGTTTGGATCAATCTCACCGCCGTCAATTTCTTGCTGTAATTGATTAGTCAATGCAACAATTTTTGGTACTAGCGTATCTTCTTGTTTAGCATCGAATTCAAAGAGAAGCATAGCTGCTTATCTCTTTGCTCTGCCAACCATTCCCATTGATTCTTCGTCATCCAAATCCGGAACAGGAGGTAGTTCAGCAGCAGGTTCTTCAGCGGGTGCTTCAGCATCTAGATCAAGATCAAGATCGACATCAACTTCTTCTTCGCCACCGAGACCGTCAACAGGTGCAGCGAAAGCGTCACCGGCTTGACCAGTTAAGCCGCCCAATGCACCCTTAAGTGAAGTTTGAGCTTGCTGTAGGGCAGCGTTAAGCTGAGTTAATGCATCGGTTGAAGTTTGGCTAAATGATTGACTTTCATTTGCACCGATTTCGCTCTGAATCGAATCTACCAAAGCAGGAAGTTCCTTAACAAGCATATCGTTTACATCTTCGTACATCTTCTGTACGGAATCAATCATGTCTTGTGCAGCAAGGATTACTTGCGACTTTTCTACTTCTTCGTTTTCAAAAACGATACGAGGAGCCTTAGCTACTTTCATATGCTGACTCAGTGCTTGTTCCATGAATACTAGCTTTAGGTAAGCTGGATTATGTTGTGCCCGATGAAATTCCGGAGTCTTCTTTGACTCTGAAATAAGTCCCTTGACTTTGGTTAGCATTGCTCGTGTTTTGCTTTTATCTAAATTGGAAACATCGAAGTCCATTGAAAAGCTTTCTTTTAGAGCTTTGACTGCGACATTTTTTGTTTCAAGATCATTAAGTTTCATAGGTTATTTTTCCCAGTGTTGTAAAGTATTTATCTTTGGTTTCTAATTTTAGAATCTTTGGCATTAAATTTATTGTTTTGGATTCTTTTCGATTGGTTGATGTAGTGAGAAAGTTCTGAGACTAACCATCTTCTTTTGTAGGTGTCTTCTTGTAGCTTAGTAATGGAAATCAGTGTTCCAAAATTACTTTTTGCATTTTTGATTTTGTTTTTGTGTACTGCAATGTCTATGTCTATACTTGAAAGTTTTAAGTCTAAATTATGTATTCGTGACGCGCCTTGATTATCGCCTGAGTTACGGAGTACGCACCAAGCAGTAGCATTCTTAAGACTTAAAAAATCTACTTTATTTCGAGTATCAAGGCAATACACTTTGTAGAGATTATTAAGTCGCACGATAACATATTTACCAAACAAATAGTATTTACCTTGATTGTCTTTGGTAAATAGGACTTCTTGTAAGTCAGTATCTAACTCGCTGTCGATAAAATTTGATAGTGCTTTAATGCTCATTATAAAACCTCAAAATATATATTCTTAAGTTCTGGACTAATGTCTAGAAATTTTGGACAAAGTGAGTGTTGATTTTCACACATGATCATGGGTACACCTTCACAATCTTTATATAGTGCGCCTAGTGGAATTATACCGTTCTCGAACACACTTGAATGCTGCACCTCAAACTCAAATTTCCATAAATTTACTTTTTCTATATCATACAAAAAGCCAAATATATCAGCGTTAGTATCAGTCAATTCTAGTCTAGTAGGTGAGTTGACACCTTCTGGTTGTGATCTTAGAGATATTACCTGTAAGATCGTATCAAAATTACATTGCGTATTTCGTTGCTTTATCCAAGATGCTATGTCATCTCCGACTGGACTGGAACGATTAAGGACTCCAGTCTTGGTAATGTCGAACAGTGTGTAACATCTGATTCTATGCATATCAATATTTAGAGTAATAAAAAACCCGGGAATAAATTAATATCCCCGGGTCCTTGTTGTAGTAGTTTTACTAACTATTAGTTAGTGAAAGTTGCAGTTGCAGTTACAGCAACGTTTGCTGAAGTCCATGCATTTGACAAAGCGTTGTCAAGTGTAGTTGTAGTCCATGCAGCTACTGGATATACAGCAACAGCTAGTGTATCGTCAGTTGCGTTAGTATACTCATAGATGTATACAGTTGCAAGCTGCTGAACAGTCTGGAATACTGCATTGATGTTGTCAGCTACCTGTGAACCGTTACCTGTGATGGTGAAGAAGTCAAGCTTTGGACCCTGAGGCTGTACAGTTACAGCCGAATCGATTGCTGAAGTTGAACCTTCGTTGGTGTACGAACCGGTATCTAAGTTTAGAACTTGCTGGAAGTCACCATTAACTCTTGTAAATTGTGCCATTGTATTATTTCCTTATAAAAGTGAGCCGAAGCTCATACTATTATTTATGCCTGAACGAAAAAAATGTGGTTTTGGGTTACTTTTTTTTACCAAAATGAGCAGCACTAAAGCCACCGCGATTGACTAATTTGACTAGTCCGTTAGGTGTATTGAATACAAATCCTTCACCGCCGGGTCTATCATTGATTGACTGTTCTACGCCTTGTACTTGATTTTCTAATTGATTGGCTAAGTTATTCTTAAGACCTGCTATCGCAAAATATAGTTCAAATAATGCGTCAAGCTGTTCTTTGTTCTGAACAAGATATCCATCACCGTCACCGATCAAGAAACGATATTGCTTTGCGCTTACATTATTTTGTAGCCATTGTTCAATAGGAAGGTCAGTCTGATTAGTAGCAATATGTCCTAAGTATTTCTGCAATGCTGCTCTAGCAACACCATCCATACCACCTAAGAATGCGTCTAGTTGGCTGTTCTGTGCTAATGCTCTATTAACTTTAGAGACTTCACCTTTCGGAGCAGACAATGCGAACTCTATTCCCATATTAGGAGTAAGAATAGCAACCTCTCTATTGCCCGCTAGCCCTTGACTATTCCAAGGACTCGGTGTTGATGTAATGTCTGAGAAATATTGGTGAACTGCAACGCCGCCCTTTGTGCTAGCAATAGTTTTACCTAAGTCACTGTTAACGGGAATAGCATAAGTTACGGTATTGGGCTTGAATACGAGCTTACCATTTTGATTCTGTAGTTGATCTGCCCACATTAAGTCTCCCCAAAAGAAACCTTTGCTACTACCTACTGCGGCTTTCAATCCATTCCAAATACTGTTCAACTTTGGGTATAGGTCAGGGCGGCTCTTGCCTCTACTAGCATCATACTCTTGCCAAAACTTTGGACTTGTACCAAGATATTCTTGGCCCTTGTCAAACATGTACTTGTCTGATACAGTGAATTGTCCTTTATCATTATAGCCAAAGATAAGAGCAGGGAAGCCATCCCACTTGATAGTGAGTGTTTCTGGATTTTCTATGACATAATACATAGAATTAACTGCGTCTCTCGCAGCACCGATGCCATTAAATACGGAGTCCTCAGGGTGAGGAGTACGAGGATTTTTAGCTTCTAATAGAATTGATTCGTGTAGAACTTCTGATATTCTCATTTTACGATATCCAACAGTGTTCTGAACCAATCACCTGTTCCCACACTCTCACTAAGTTTGATGTCAGTCGGGACTCCGATATCTTTAATTACCGAATTTTCTGCAAAGTCTTTAAGCATAGCATTAACTAATTCAGATGGATAATTTTTATCCATTGCTTTGCGTAGTGTTTCGTATGAATATAAATCATCAGCAGAGTCTAGCTGTAGAACTTTTGCAATCTCATCCGGATTCTTGTATGGACCATCAATGATTTTGTTGTTATTCTTTTTAGTGTATCCGTCACCCTTCTTATTAGGTTCAGGAGTTCTTAATACCTTAATCAATCCGTCTGTGGGGCTCCACATGTATCTTTCAGACTGCATCGGTCTGCCATCACTGATTTTCTGTGCCGAGTCTTTACGATCCAAATGTGCTGCAATGCTAGACATAAGAATATTTCTAAAAACACCCTTATACTTACTGTCTTTCTCGTGAGGAGCATGATAAAATGTCTTCAACCAACCCGGATCGCCGGGCATGAAGTCTACCTGAACATAGCCTGTTCTTGGCTTACCCTCTACTTTTTTGTTAGGATCGTAATCAGCAATCTTAACCTTAGTCATGATTACTGAGCTTTTAGCAATGTCAAGTACCTCAGGAATACTTTCAAGCTTCTTTACAAACGCAGGAAGATCCTCAGTTTTTATATCTAGTGCAATATCAATGTCACCGGAAAACTCTTTTTTACCTACACTGCCGAGCGTATTGTTTTTGAGGTCAATGCCTAAAATCTTTTCTAACTTATCCAAAGTGGGTCCAATCTCATCAGCATGGATAGCTCCCACGCCCGCCATTGCGCCACCTTCAGTTAATCTAATCATTTGCGTTTCTTTTGTTCAACGAGACCCGCGCTAGCACCAGGCTGTGCTGCTACAGGACGCAATGTTTTGATGAACTTGTTATACAGATCAGGATTAATTTTTGCTAGCTCATCTAATGCAGCTTTAATTTCTTCATATCCTTGCTGCACATCTTGCCCTGATGTTTGTCTCATCTGTGTAAATTCTTTAGGGGCACCGGCAGGTGTAGCAGCTTTCGAGAGAGCTAATGCAGTTCGTGCTAAATTTGTTAGATGATCATATTGCTTAGCAGGATAATCTTTTACAAAAGCATCAATCTTATTTTTTACGATGGCTTTACTTCCTTCCCATGCTACACCTTGCATATACTGAGAGAACCAACTCATCAAATAATCAGACATGGACATCACATCGGCTTGCTCATCAATGTTTACGATGCTTTCAAATATTTTATTCAAATTTTCATATTTAGATTCTGCTAAATCGCCGGTTGCTCCTAGGCTACTTAGTTTAGTATCAGGATTTACTTTCATTCCCTTAGGGGCCCACTTGTATGGCTGTTTTTCGGCCGGCGCCTTAGGATTGGCAGCGGGCGGCGGCGCGGACGGAGTAGCAGGAGTGCTAGCGGCTGGCGGAGTATCAGCAGGAGCGCCCGAAGTCTTCTGAGGTAGTTGAATTAGCCCGCCCGCAAGACCATTCTTCAATGAGGTTGTTGCGTCTTGCACGAAATCTTTAATAAAAATGTCTTGAACCTTAGTTTGATTCTTTCCTTGGCCACTCACTAATCCCCTGATTCCAGGGACCATGCTCTTAGCGGCGTCGGCAAATCTTCCTTCTTCAATTTTATTAAGCTCGGTTAAGTTCATTTCTTTTTCCTCAAGGATTTAGTAAATCTATCTTGATCTTTACTTTTAATTGCACTTAGCAATTTCTTCTCAAGTAATTCAGCTTTATCTGAAGGATAGTTTTTCTGCATCAATTCAATTAAGTTTATGGCACTAGTAATAATATTAGAAGCACGGTTTTCTATAATGTTGTTGATGTCACGGATGTCTCCAAAGGATTGGAGTTCTTCTAAAAGACTTTTTGTTTTCTTTTGCATAATAAGTAAAGATCCTGCTGATAGTATTTATTCTATCAACTTAATTTTGTTTCTTAAGTGAACTCAATAAAGACTTTAATTTTGCGCCATTTACATCTGCTACTACTCTATTTTCCGATTGACCAATCGTACTGTGTACTACTTCGTTAGTAGAACCTACTTGGCTAGTAGTCTTAATTTGGCTTAAAATCTGATTTGGGGACGGCTGCTGTCTACCTTCTTCTGGATCCTCATCAGTAATACGCATAGTTTCGATGTTATATTCAAGGTCGATCTTTTGCCCGACACCAGTTGAACTACGAGACTTCATGCACTGAATCTGATACTTGCCGCGTTCACGCATACTACGACTTGTGAAGATACCAAACACATAGTCAGCAGTATTAATCTTAGAAATACCACCTGCAATGTGACTGTGATCGAATTCGATTTCTTCAACTGCTGAACGATTTAACTGCGATGCAGTAATCAATAGAACGCCTAGCTCTTTTGCCAAATTGCGAAGTTCTTCTGATACATACTTGTCCTTAATGAACTGGTCGTTTGGATTGACTTTAACACTGACTGGCATGACAAGATCAAGATAATCAATCATCACGAAATCAACTTTTAGACCAGTCTGAATTTGAACTTCTTTAATATAACTACGAATAGCATTGACATTACTTTGTGCAGGCAGGCCCTTAACACGATACTGCCCCATTTTCTTTCCTGCCATCTTAACTCTGAGTTCAGTGTCATCCATATTTTTACGAATGTCTCTTGTACTCATATTTGTGAGCATGGCATCAGTACGCAGCGAAGTAAGTTCTTCACTAAGTTCAAGAGTGATGTAGACTCCGCTAAGTCCCTGCTTAAGCCAATTAAGGGCGATATTCATCATGACGAGAGATTTACCAGAACCAGAGCCACCTGCAAAGATGTTGAGTTCCCCGCGACTCATACCACCGTACATGACTCTATCAAGCTGAGGCCAACCAGTAGACACCTGACCACCTGCATTGAAATATTTGTTCAATCGATCCTTAGGGTCAGCAAAGTAATCTGTACCCATGTCACGCTGTAGACTGATTTGAACAGCGTTCTTGATTAGTTGCTCAACTGGATCAAACTCACCCTTTTCAAGCATATCTGCTGCTTTAAGAATAGCTCTCTCCAGCTCCTGACGCTTAGTGAATGACTCGAATTCTTCTAAGAACCATTCGTAATGCCCATCAGTCAAGTCTTGAATAGGTTCAATAGATTCACTAGTTGTTGCTTTTATCTGCGTAGGATCAGGCATAATGCTATACTTTGCAGTATGCTCAACAATAAATTCCGCAACATTCCTAAGACTACGATCAAAGTTTTCTGGATTCATGATATTCATTACACGGGTATAAAGCTCCGCGTTAGTGACCATCATTTGAAGGAATAGTCGTTGTACTTCTGTGTTATATTCTTTTAGCAATTTTCTTCCTTTGTAACTCTAATTTAATCTTACTATTAGTTGCGTTCTGTAAGATACTCAATAGCGTGGGCAATTTACCATACTTGACCACAGCATCATTCGTGTCTTTAATACCGTCATCCCAATTGGGTATTGAAATATGAAAGCCCAACTCCAATGCTCTGTCACAAATTGCTAGCCCAGTCTTATCTAAGTCCGGAACAACAATGACCTTGCGATTAAGTCTGCGTAGTATCTCTGCTTGCTCATCGCTTATTGTATCATGGGTTAGCGCACAGGCGTTAATTGAAAGGGCATCAAAGATACCCTCAACGACTAAACAAACTTCCCAATTCGGCTTCTGAAAATCATAGCCAAATACATATCCTGTTTGTTGCTCTTTAATGAACTTAGGAGTTCTGTTATCAAGATATCTACTTGTGTGCCCTACCATCTTGCCTTCAAATGTATAAGGAACAATGATTCTGTTGTTGTTTCTGCCTTGTTCATTAGGAGTAACCATAAAAGGATATTCGTCATACTTAATCGCACGACCATGCAGATAATCTATGAATACTTTGTGTTTCTCGTTATTTGGGTCAATAAGTTCAGCATCAGGAAGTTCAAGTTCTTTGAACTTTACTTTCTTCTTTTCCTTGCGAACCTTAATGATATCAAGCAAATCTCGTTGCTGTAGGCTTTCAATATTCCATTTAGAAATCTGATTCTGTTCTATTCCGCACCATTCAAGTAACTGTCTTGTGTTACGACTGATACTTTTTCCTAACTGAAAGCCAGCTTTGAAATCACAATTGAAACAGTGATAGCTCCAATTTTCGCCGTCAAATCTAATACCGGCTCTGCTTCTCTTGTCAGCCTTGTGCCCGCGGTGATGACAGCAGACCGCGTTGAAACTTGTCCAGCCGCTTTGGGTAAGCTTCTTCTTTCCCGGAATAATGGTTAGGATATCAAACATTAATTGACTATAACACTAAATTCGTTATCGTGCAAGTATATTGGTTACCGCACCTGAATTACTTGTAAATTGAACCTTAACGAAAGGATGATAGCCGTGAATAGTATAGCCTTTAGTTTCAGTGATATCGGCTAGTTCGTTATCTTCCTCAATGACATAAAAGTCGCCATCTACGATACTTGAACCTAAGATGGCAACGTTGCCATAATATTCATCGTAATGTGTTTGGATAGTTAATACAGGATTATCCTGCGTATTGATTATACTAGTATAGTACACAAGATTTGTATTACCTGAGCTATTACTAATATTAGGGAACGGTTGTCCTGTAGGAATAGTTACTGCCTGTGACGGAACAAATGATGGAAGAACACTATTGACAATGTTCATGTCGCCTCTAGCACCAGCATTCGAATCAACAAACACTGGATAGTCGAACTGACCTACCGGAATCTCTAATGAATAGTACGCTTTTTGCGGGTCAATATCTTCGATATCAGCCGCATTAAGATTTAGTGAGGCAATGCCGGTTAGTGCAAAGTCTAAGTCCAATGCTTTTCTAACAAGAACTTGGGTTCCGTTATAGTTAAGGATCCTACAAGTAATACTCTTACCTGTAATGTCTACTGGCTTCTGTTCTTGATTTAAGAACTGAAACTGAATTTTATTATCTACACCCTTATTGAGTGTTAATGGTTTGGCATATACAGGCATATACTTCCTCGGTGAGTTTCCAGAGAGGAGTACAACTGTTTGTCGTTGCGTATAAATATAAACTGATGTTGTATACATTAAATCTCCTCAGTTAAGTATTTATTCCCGAAATAATTACTTTGGGTTAACCGGTGTAAATATAGATGAATATGAATGAAGATTTTTTCAAAAAACTGAGTGAGAATCACCCCTATATTTCTATCTGTTCCTACGCCGGTCAAGACTATGTTGGAATTATTCAGAATAGGGATGATACCGTAACATCAATCTACGATTATGGTGCAATAGTTATCCCTTCACTGAGAACAAGATATCTAGAATTAGGTGATATATGGTGGTGGGAATCAAACAGAACAATACCCATTAACATTTTTCTCAAAGAAGAATGGATGATATTTAAACCCTACATACGAACATTTAACAACAAAAGTTTAGATATTCTGCATGGCCCAATCGTTAGTATGAATGAGTTCATTAAAAAACGCTCCAAGCGTAGAAGCATCACTCTTGTTAAACGGATACCCTAGATAGCTTCTTTGCTTCTTTTTTGCGTTTATCCTTAGCCATTTTAAATGACAAGTTACCTACTCGCTGATCAAATGTTACTCCGATCAGATGATCATATTCATGCAAGAATACTCTACATTCAAGCCCAGTCAATTCACGCTCAATCAATTCACCTGAGACTGTATAATACTGTACTACCGCGCCTGTGGGGCGTTTTACTCTCATAAACAAATCAGGGAAGCTTAGACAGCCCTCAAGATCATTTTTACGGTCATCAGCTAATGAGACAATCTTAGGATTAATACAAACGACCAACTTAATGAAATTACCCATTATAAAGATGCGCTTCTTGATTCCTAACTGAGGGGCAGCAAGACCTACTCCACCGTTGTCAGTCATAAACTTTGACATAGCCCTGACAAGTTCCTCAGGGCTGCCGTCAATTCTAAAGTTCCATTCTTCTGAAACTTCAAGTAGTTGCGGATTGTTTTCTTCAAGCAGGGTTAGATTCACAGGTGTACTCCGTATTCTTTCAAAATAGCAATATAATGGTCTTCACCTTTATGGACATGGTCTACAAAATGGTCGGGTGCTTCATCGTTAGCCATGTCACTGATATACTTGTGACAAATGAATTCTACATTTGCTACTTGACATGCTTTAGCGATAGCAAACGCTTCCATATCAACTAGATCAGCATTGATATTATAGGTGTCAGTTACAAAATTGTCACCTGTACTCAGTGACCAGCCATCGTCGCCTGTTATAATAGGTTGATGTAGAATTTCTGCTTGCGGTCCTACAATGCAGCCGCCCAAGATAACGTCACGTTGATTAAAAGTAGTACACTTATAGATGCCTCCGTGAGTTGCAGTTATGCCGCCAGCAGTACCGAAGTTAAAAACTCGCTTAGGCTTATATCGTTCAATCAGTGTAGCAGCAACAATAGCAGCGTTTACTTTACCAACACCCGTGAAGAATACACCTTCTTTGCCTACAAGATTAGGTGCTTCTTCGGGCATTGCTAATAAAATAATATCATTCATGTAAAAATTCCATATAATAGAACAGCGAGAATAAAGATGTTGCAAGTCAATAGTGCGCGGTCACGCTCTACATAAGAAGCATAGGCCCATAAAGCGGTTCCCATGAACCCGACAATCATATCTTCTGTGTGGTAACCAAATGCTCTAAGAATTGTTGCTATAATTACGCCTGCTGTACCTAACCATTTAATCAGATTCATATGATACAAGTGATAAAACTGTTGTACCTGTTTCACGAATCTTGTTGCTCCCGTTGAGATACGAGAGGTCAATAACACTTGCATAAAAAATATCCTTCGGTCTTACGCCAATTCTGCTCAATAGTTGAATAGTTGCTAATGCTGTCCCTCCGGTAGCATTAACGTCATCGATTATACCAACTCTAGTACCTTCACCAATGTCAGTATCACCTTTAATTTCTAGTGTTCCGCTATCATATTCATACTCGTATGATTGGCTAATGACTGGGGGCGGTAGCTTGCCAGGCTTACGAATCATATGAAATGGCAATTCAAGTTCAGCAGCAACAGGTGCGCCCCAAATAAACCCTCGTGCGTCAGGTGCAACGATACATTCAACTTCATTGACCGCCATAAACATCTTAAACCGATCTAGCGCCCATCGGAAATCGCCGGGCTTAGTCAATACTTTGCTGAGGTCTTTAAAGTTTACACCTTCTACAGGCCAATTTGGAATTTCAACAATAGATTCTTTAATCATTCTTTTCCCTTAATAGATTCATATGTACGACAACCAATTGTGCATATGCTACAGCGTGGCTGCGTTTAAAACTGTATCCAGTGTGATCCTTATCCCACACTGTATCATTAATTTCTTTGAAAGTTCTTCCCAATAGGTGTCTCTTTGCAGGACGAATTGCAGCAAGAAACATTGCTAGTCTAGGAATACTATCGATTGGTTCGGGCATTCGTTGAATAAGGTCATACGAATTACCCAAGTGTATAAGTTTCTCCACTGTACTGCGTTCTTTCAGCATAGACCAATCTGGTTCGGCCATCAATTCTATTAAATGGTTTTCATCTTTTACTTGTTCATACACATGAACATTAAGCAAATCCAGTTTAAAATAGCCTCGTTTTTCTGCGTCAACATAATGTAATGCAGACATATTGTTTATTGGATCATATGGAATATCAGTGATGTAAACACCTGTAGGGTGCTTTCGTATAGGGTCTACATTTTTCATTGCAGCAGGGACATGCTTGATGACCGCTAGCAGTTTGTTGCGGTCACCTAAGTCAATGTCAATATCACTATCAATTTTCATCGAATGTGAGTCATGCCTGCTTGAATAAGTTTCTGATAAGCTTTCTGCACAACAATAGCCTGACGCTCGGCATCTTCTACTGCTTTGTGGCTCGTGACATGTCCACCGTCTTTCAACGAGACTCCAGCAAGGTCATAGATAGTGCGACAATCACGCACATTCCAAAACTGCCAAGGATACTTCATGTCATGGTCACGGAATGCGCTTTCTGCAATCACGATATCAAAGCCGGATCCGTTAGACCAAACTTTGTCACCGCGGTTCCAGCAGAACTGATAAAGCTTTTCCATTGCTTCCTTATAAGAGATACGGTCACGGTCGCCCATCGCTTCTTCGATAGCTTCGGGACTCTGTTCGCCCCACCAGCGAAGCGTGTCATCGCTGATAGTGCGATTGAAAATTTCAGTCTGTTCTTCCATAGTTGGACGAAGCTCAAGTTTTTCAATTACGCCGACACCGCGAGGGTCAAAACGCACAGCACCAATTGTAAGTATTACTGTAGAAACATCGGTACTGAGTGTTTCCATATCGATCATAATATGATTAGCCATTAGAACTCCAAAAATTATCTAGCTTTGTAACATCTTCCACTATATCACCGTTTAGGTAATTAAGCAAGAGCATTGGGCGACTTTCGGGTAAATAATTTGGCATACTAGAATGTAGCAATCTACAGTTGTACATTAGTACGCTGCCCTTAGTCATGTATTGCTGTTCGTGAAAGTCCCAAAAATATTTGTTGTATGCACCGTTGTAACACAAATCAATATCCCAATCAGGCTCATGACTGTTCGGTACATAACCCGTCGCTCCCATTTCAGGGGTAGTGTCTTGTAATGATATAATGCACTGTACACCTAACAATCGCTCATCTGTATTCCATCGCTTGAATCTATGAGGAGTGTCAACATGCGGATTTACCAGTTTAGTATCACCATTAACTGTTACAATGTCACTGGCATAAAATACAGCATTATCTAGCTGCTCACCTATAATCGGCAGCAATATATTATTGGCGGCGATTACTTCTGGCCAATCCATAACCATCTGACTCCACCAATAACTAATGTCAGGCAAGTCTTTAATTTTATCACCTTCTGCGTAGGTCTTGCCTGAGCTAGTTGCTCTAACAGGATACAGGGTATCTAACTTACTATTGATACTATCAATTAAGTCGTCAGGTATAATGTTCTCAAGGAATAGATATCCCTCGCCTTCAGTTAACTCATTCACACAACTTCCAATGCACATATGTTTTTTCGTCAAGCATTATATATCCCGATACTTTGAACCAAGGACTAAGATAGCGGGGTGCGCCGTAATTTTTGCGGCACCACACTTCTAATTCGCCTGGGCCCATGCGTTCTGGACCAGTAGGGATGCGAATGAACATTCTGTCTTCCCAAACACCATCCACAGCAATCTTCTTCTTAATCTTCTGAGTCTGTGGGACTACATCAATAATTTCTTCTTGCATTGTCATTAGCCCCATGTTAGTTTGAACCATATATAATCTCTCTCATATCTAAACTTGTATCGCAAACTATTGTTATCAAACTGCCATCTGCAATGGTGTTCACATTTCCCTATGTTATCGTATATCCAGTCTAACATTTCAGTGTGTTTGTCCACCGCCTCCCGAAATTGTCGAGCTGGGATAATTACTTCGTGCCAACCCGGCTTAGTGTGTTCCCATCCATTCTTTTCATCATAGTAATTCATTGCCAAGTTAGGTTGAACCAAATGTAATCTGCATCTTCTTTGAATGCAAAGAACATCATATCGCCACCGCCAATGCTATTCAGTTCGTAGTTTCCTTGACCATCCCAGAATCCGCGATGCCAATCATTGCGCCACTTACCTTGACAATTCTGTTCACACCATTCCATCATTTTATCAATGAGGTCATGATATTTTAGTCCATAAAGTGCGATCCCATTTGGTTCTATTGGAAGTATCTGAGGGTACCCGTAATAGAATGTGTGCGCCCATCTTGCTCTAAACCCAACATCGGGATCATACTTGCGTTCGTATTCACGCCAGGTAGTGCAACCATAGTTTTCTAGGAAGCGTTTCTCTTTGTAGCCTTTCCAGCGTTTTTTAAGATCGTCAATCATGCCCATTTTAATAGAAACCATACTAAGTCTTCTTCTTTGTCAAACATGATAGTGTCGCTGTATCCACTTCTATCATACTCAACCCTTCCTCCCCACTTTTTTAATCCTGTTTTCACATCAGTATTATCGAGACTAAACAAAAAATTAAACCACCATGTTTGAGTTTGGTTGTTCTTATCGTTTATGCACAGCGTATACATCAGCCCCACCTTAATATAAACGCCAATCTATCTTGATCGCTTTTAAACATTAATATCATTCCGGTTAGAGTCCATCCTGGAGTACATCTATCAGCCCACTCACTTATTTCTGGTTCATTGGTTAGGTAATAGTTGTAATCCTTAACAATTACGAACGGAGACATGAAGCCGGCACTACACAAAAATCTCATCGGTATCTCAACAAGAAAATCGTATACTTGTGTTCGTCAACAACTTCAAATGCTTTATCGGGCCAGTTAACCAATCGTAGACCGTACTCCGGTTCGGATATTTGATTACAGTGTTCATTTGAAATGCCAATCTGCCGGTAGTCGTAAGACTTATCAATCAATAGGTCAGTCCACGAATCAAATAGTTTAGCATCCATATGAAAGTACTTGTTCATAGATATCCTAGAATAAAGGTCAGTGCTTCTTTCTTTTCGTCAAAGATGAAGTCATAGTCCCAACGGCTTCTATAGAGTCCTTCACTATCCCAAGTATATCCTACATTAAACCTCCGCTTGATATGGTAACTCATGTTACGCTCTTTACACCAGTTAAATGAATCAGTAGTGTTAAGTACCCCACGCACTCTCACGCAGTATTTCTGGCCGCGACGAACTACTTTGTAAGTATCAATAGCCTGCGGCATTCAGCAGTTCCTTGACCTGCGCAACCATTTCAGTATTACGCTTGAACTTGATAGCCCATTGTTCTGGATTGATATAGTCAATGATCATCTTCTGCTGGCTTTCGTCAAGTTCTTCCAAGAACTTGACTCCGCTCTCACTCTGATACAACATCCACGGACTAATTTTACCGCTAGTAATTGCATATGCAAGTTTGTTTCTATTTGCATATCGCAATGCATCATTGCTTTGTATTCCAGCAGTTTTAGCTAATTCTATTGTAAATTCAATACTACGAGCAACAGCATCCAACGGATCTTCTACTTTCAAATAGTCAATAAGAAATTTAGTATAATTTGTGTCGCTGCACCAGCTATCAATTTTGATTTGGTTCTTTAGTAACCAATCGGCATACCGAGTTACATTGATACACTTGATATCAACGCAGTAATGGCCAAACTTAACAAAGGCGATATAATACGCACTTTTAGTAAAATCTATGTAAGTTTTCTTTTTCTTAGTACCAGTATTTTTAATGTAAAAGTTTACCCAAGACTGAAAGCCGATGCGATTGCCAGGCTGATCTTTATCTTGCCATCTACGCTTGTTTTCACATAGGTGTTTGATTAAAGTAGTTTCACGCTGGAAGCTACGATTGCAAAACTCACAAGAAAACTCGGACTTAGTTTCCGAGTTCTTTTTCGTAGTCTTCGATGTCTTTATCTGTAATAAGCTCACTTAACAACTCAATCTCATCAAACTTTAATTCGGGGAATGTATTAGCAATATACATCTTTTTCTTGTGATTGTCAACAAAAACTTCACTGATGGCAGTTAGGTCACTATCACTTGCTTTGGGATAGACTTTCTTGTAATAATCTTTTATCTCCTTAGTCTTAGGAGATTCTTTCAACTTACTAACTCTATCACGAATATGCGGAATCCATTGATGAAATTGCTTACCTAGTCCAGGACTAGCAGCACATAACATCAACCATTGTAGTTTAGGATTCTTCTGCACACTTTCGTTAAAGAAATACTTGTTAGCATGGTATTCAGTGCTTTGCAGATAATAGCTTTGCAACTCGCCGCTTCCCTTAATAGCACTGACCCAATGAATTAACATGAAGGGCACGAACTTCTTTTGCTGTTCAGGAGTTAATCTATCATAATACGAATAGTCCTTGCGGTCAATAGCCGCAAGTGCTTCAAAAAGATCAAAATCAATCTTCTCAAACTTTTCGTCTGCTGATAGTTTTTCTTTAGCCATTATGCCTTTAGTGCCTCAATTGCAAGAATGTGTTCAACTGCCTGACCAATATCTTCGCTACTGTTGACAATAGTGAGAGTGGGACCGTCACCGTCTTTAAAGCGGTCTTGCTTGTAATGTTCGATGACAAAGCCGCCCGAAGCAGGGTAAATAGTGAAACGAACGCTAGTCTTGCCGTTAAGACCTTCGTGAGGTCTTATCGAATCAGTAGCATATACTTCTGCCTTCTGTCCGCTTTCCCATGCTTCGCGGGACCACTGTGCAAACTTTCTTTTAAACCAACCCATCTTCTTTTCCTTCTCTTTATGTACCTTGCGGGTCCTAGCTGTATCAAGTCTAAACACACCAGCACTGGGAGGAGTGCCAGCAATCGTTCTGTTATACTTTGCTTGACCTAAGGTCTGCCCAGATGACATTAAATTTCTTTCTCAACTTGAATCAGTTGGAATTCAGAACCCTTACCACTAGTAGACAGTTCACCCAAATCATCAAGAGTTTGGCTATTATATGTCAGCCCGGTTACAAGTTCCCAACCATCGTAATCACTAGTCATGAACATAAGCTTCTTAGGATCAAAAGCTTCATCTTCACATTCAAACGAAAGGAAGTGACCTTTCTCAAAACTCTGCCCGATAAAATATACATCTCCGTCTTCTAGAGTTTCTTGTGGATAGACTTCTTCGGTCTGCTCACTGTCAGCACCCAAATCATAAAACTGATCTAATGTAAGAGCATCATAAATGACATTATCATTTTCATCAGTTATTGAAATGTAACAATCATCTACTGCTGGCCCATTGTTATGACCAAGATCATCATGGTCAAACCATTCACCTGGTTCAAAAGGACGAATGTCTTCTGGAATTTCTACACCTTCGTTTTCTTCAAAGAAATCACTATTCCAAGCATAGTCATCAAAATCAATTTCATTTTCCTGTACTAGATCATAAAAATCGCTCTGCACAGTACCAATAACAACTTCGCCGCCGCGGCCTCCAATTTCAATACGATATTTCATTACTTTTCACCTTTCTTAGTAATCATCACCTCAATATTAGGATATAAAGTACGAATGACGCCCATAACATCGGACTTCTTATTCATCTTTTTAAAGTTGTTTACTTCTTTAATAGTAATCATCATTTTACCTTTCATTAAGTTGGTTGAGAACATACGCATAAATTACTTGACTTCCTGCATAAAACATCGCTGCACAAAAAGCAACAGTTAACCCAATCATTATAACAGGAAGAAAAATCCAAAACAACACCACTGATACTAATGCAATAAGTCTATTCATAATTAAAACGCCTGACTGTAATCTACTACTTCACAGTTCCTACTAATTTCTTTAACGAAATAGACGCACCTAGGGTTTTCATGCTCATCTATGGGTACACTTAGAAATTGCCCATTTCGTAATCTAGGGCTATACCAAGTAACATCTGGATAAATATCTAGAATCTCAATAGGAAGAAATGAAGGGGAAAAGGATGTTCTAGGATTAAACTGAAACGCATTAAAGCCTCTGTCATTCAAGCTTGATAGCGGCAACGCTTCTAGATCACCATGGTCTTGTTCACCTATCAGCACTTGCCAATCAATCGGCATCTTGATTACCTTGTCTGCTATTTTAAGTACAAGAGCAGGACTATTAAATGATTCTAAGAAAATCAATGGAATAAAATGATAGTCTACATTCTGCGGGTTACTATTATCTAGAATAGCAAAACGCAAATCGTCTATTTCTTCTGGCATTGTTTCCAGATTATAGAATTCGTTTTCAAGTGTTAGTATACGCATTTTACAACTCTAGCATTATTTGTGAGGTTTGTCAACATATTAATAATCCAATTTCTCTACCGTAAACGGATAGTTTGCTTCCTTATAGAAAGTCTTTCTTTGTGTTAAGTGCCTCTTCGCAAACTTACACGAACTAGTGATATCCCAAATCTGTACATGGTCCTTATCTTCTGCTTTACGAATACCCCTGCCTATTGACTGAATAACTCGTACAAACGATTTGCCAGGCTCAATAAGAACCAAATTAAAGATCCTAGGAATATTAATACCGACAGCCGCAACGCCGTATGTTGCGACAATAATTTTATCGTCACTCGTGGCAACCTCATCATATTCTGCCTTTCTTTCTGTTAGACCAGTACCGCCATTGACGAACACTGCATTGGAACCTAATCTACTTACAATCTCTTTACCTGCATTCACTCGGTCAACGAGTACGAGAGTGTTTCCAGTCAGATTCACTTTTTCGATTAATGCAGCAATTGTATCGAGGCGATTAGGATCCTCAAGTAAGTGCTTTAGCTCGGACTGATAATTAGTGAACTCAACCTTATCCTTAAGCTGAACAATATTAACATGACATTGTGCGAGTACGCCTCTGTCTTGTAGTTCTTTTGCTGATAGCTTACCGATAACGGGACCGAGTGATACAAGCAATGATACTTGATCCATCTTATCTTTAGGAATGGTTCCTGTCAGTCCCCAGCGAATAGGAATGTTACTGAACACTCCAGTAAGCATTGTCTTGAGTACATCAGCCTTAGCCATGTGAACTTCGTCAACAATGACACACGCAATATCTTCAAAGAAGAATTCGTCAAGAGTTTCTTCACCCTTGTCTGTGTTCTTGAATAGATTGTTCAAGCTTTGCCATGTGCAGATAGTGTGCGTTTTGCCGTAATCCTTACGGTCACCAAAGTAGACGCCGACATCCAATCCTAAGTTGATGTAGTCTGCTTCTGTTTGTGTAACAAGACTCTTGTTGGGGACAATCACTAGGGAGCGTCCTAGGTGCTCTACGGACTTAGATAGAGCAGCAGTCATCAGCGTTTTGCCAGCGCCTGTTGCAACTTCCTGTAGGCATTGAGGATTCTCTAAGAAGTTGTTAACAATCTCAACCTGATAGTCACGCAGTACGATAGGCTGGCCTTCTCGTTCATGACCTTTTGGCCACACTGTACCAGCGAACGAATCTTCTTTGATGCGCTCGAACTTAAGTTCCTCATGTGACTGCCGCAAATCTACAAGTTCAATATCATGTCCCTTATCATATAGATAGGTAATGATTTGTTCTAACAGATTTACATAGGTACTTCCACCAAGACTAAAATAACTAATCTTGCCGTTCCATCGACCGAGGCGAACTGCTGGGAGATATCTCGCCCCCGGCTTTTCAAACTCAAACATCTTCATCAATGCTCGACGGTCTCCTACTTCTAGGCCCTCGACTTTTACATTAACTTCGTCTTTAATTATGATTTTAACTTCTGTCATTTAACCTCTATCGGTCGTGAATCCTTGATCACGATAGTTTTACTTATTGAATCGGGAACTGTCTTGTCGTTTGAGGACACTTGCTGTAACAGCATAGTAATTCCAGGACCCGTATTGGACCCGTAACTAAGCGGCCCATGTACCTTCATGCCGTACTTTTCAACAATATCAGTGATTTCTTGTTTCCAAGGCACTGACCTAATGCCGCGACCTAATACAACATTACTGCACCCGATGTTTCTCATCCAAGATATTACTGTTTCACTAACAGCAAGGTCAGTTTCATAGAAATCAGTTGATGCAAACTTGAGTTTTTCATTGCCATCGTAAACCTCTGGGTCAATTCTGATACCCATTCGTACTAGCTTAAACAGATTACTAGGAGTAATGTCCAAATCAGTATCAGCTATCATAGAACCTAAAATACTATTACATGCACCTATCAAAAGTCTATCATTAAACTTTTTAGCAGTAGGGTTCCACATCAAATTTTGATATTGCTGCAATTCAGTTAAGATGGGTTGCAAGCTGTCACAATACCTAACATGGTCAAAATATTCAGGAAGAATATTATAGGCTACCTTCAAACTTAGTGTGTTGAATTTAGCACGATACAACTTTTCAGTGCTGTCCCATACAAAATTATTGTTTTCAACTAATCTAAACTGACTAATAAAAGATTTATTGAATGGCACTTTGATAAGGATTTCATCGTCATTTAAACGAACACTTGCACCAGTATATTCAGGTGTGCTTTCGACTATCATAGTCTTCCATGGCAGCGTCTTTAGTTCTTCCTTGACGAGTCCATTCTTAGTAAGCTGCTTTTTATACTTGCTAATAAGCTTATCAAACAAATCAGCTTGGTTGCTTGTTACTCTGGAACTATTCTGTATCATAGTTTGCAGGTTGGCCATGAACTTGTAGTCATACTGACTCAAGCTAATCTTACCCTGCAGGAAGAAATATAGGAGCTGTTCTTTGTTCTTCATATTCATATTATAGCACCGTTATTTGCTGATTACAAGCATTCTGGCAAAAAAGTAGGGACCGAAGTCCCCACAAGGTTATTGAAAGGCTGTTATTATGTAAATTATCCCCGCTTCATCACAGTGCTGATAGCGAGTGCTTGCCACTTGTTCGGGGAAATCTTAACCAAGTCAGCAATCTTGAGTGCAGTACGGATTGACAGTTCACGCAAACGCTTCTGATTTTCTTGCATGAAGTCGAGGACTGCTGCACCTTCATTGTTCTGGAAGTTGTAGTCCTTGAACAGACCACCATCAGCATCGCGGTTGACCTGACGAATACGCAGCATCTTATCACGCTCGGTATCAATGGTCAAGTCGATGAAGTGACAGCGTGATTCCAAAGCCTCAAGGTGATCTTGCAGCTTCTTAGACTTGACATTCTCAAACTTGAGGTTCGTGATGAAGATTGCACCACCCTTGAAGTCGAACGAGTTAGGGATACCTTCGTCACGCAGAAGGCGTGAGTCCGAGTTCCAACAAATGCGCCGACGCTTACCGCTATCAAGAGCAGCCTTGAGAATGTTCAGCGAGAGTTCGTCACCGAACACGCTATCGCAGTCATCAAACACAAGGATGTTACCCTTTTCGCTGTAACGATACAGCTGGGCATACAGACCGAGTGCAGTCATTGCACCCTTAACAACTTCATACTTTTGACGCTTGTTAGAAAGCTTGTCAAACAATGAGGACTTGTCAAGCTGCTGCTCAACGCCGAACGACTTACCTACGCCCGGAGGACCCGAAACAATCATCGCACGAATATCGCCCTTGATACAAGCAGCGGACATTTCATCGAGGATTTCGAAGCGAGTAGCAATGCGATCCATCGCTTCGCTATCGGATTCAGTAACAGTAGTTGCAGCAGTAGCAACACCGTTGACTTCGATTGCGTCAGGACCTTCAATGCGAATCTTGACCTTATCAATCTGATGGGGGAACTGACCCTCATTCTTCACAGTGATATATGCGCCCTTTGCGCCGTGCTTGATACCCTCAACGAGAGTGAACTGGGTATTGATAACTGGGAGATTACGATACTCACCCGACTTGACAAGAACAGTAGTCATACTCAAAAGCCTTTCAACAGCGTTTCAACAATTACTGTTATATCAAATCGGGAGGGTAATGTCAACCGAAAAGATGCCTTTTACGAAAAATATTTCGTAAGTGCTTCTAGCTTGTCTTCGTACTCGGCAATCTGTGCAAGTTCAAGTTCAACAGCGCCCATAAAGTCAGTGTGTTCATGGATAGCCATTGGGTTATTGAGCATAATGTCAATATTCAACTTATGCTTTTGAATGCTTGTTTCAAAGCTAGCCTTAAGGGCAGATACGATATTGTCTTTCATAATTAAATAAACCTAACAAGCGCACCGAGTGCAAAGATACCAAGGAGACCTGCGTTAACTGCCATCGATGCAGAATCCTTCATACGAATGCTAGCGAGAAGCCAAAATGCAGCACCAACATTAAATGCGACAATGTTGATTGGGTCAAATCCACCAGCAGTAGCAAGTGCGCCTACGATAGTAGCAGCAGTTCCAACCCACTTACATGCATTAAGGTAATGCTTATCAGCAAATTCACGAATGGTATCAAGATAATTTGTGTTCACAGTTTCTAAGTTCATCTTTAATCCTCAACTTTTCTTTCTTAAGACGATTGATTTCGTCTTCGGGTCCATGTGTATGAATAAGCTGATTAATTTCTAATTGGATATTGTAGTGCTTACGCTTAAGCTGTTCAATATGATTCTTCAACTTTTCATCACTCATTAGTTATAACATCCTTTTATGTATATGTCAACCGATAATCTTCCAACCGGGATTAACCCGATAGAAATGCAATGTATCATATGCCCGTTCTATGTAGTTACCCTTGATAGTTACTGGCTTCTTAATACACTCTTCCCAAGCGGGAATAAGTGGATTCATTTTTTCAACAGAAACGCAAATGCGATTACTATGTTCGTCTTTGAACCAATATTTAATGCTAGGATTTTTCTTTTGGTATTCGTTCACAGACCGAATATATGTAAGTGTTACCTCATCTTTATTGCGCTGCGGCTTTTTGATTTCGTGATATTCAGTTTCAAATACCTCATTGACCAAAAGCAAATCATGCTCATAGAAATACGGAAGCTTGTAAATCATACCTACAAAATTTTCTGAAATTTCGGCTGGGCTATTCCATTCAATACTGATAAACTTAGCCAAATCTTTTCTAAATTTACTCATCTTATTGCCGCGAAGCTTAGCAAAGGCAATCTTGCCCCCGTAATAAGTACGGATTGTTGCTGCTAAATCACGGTCTTCTTGAGTTGCGAGTTTTTGCAATGCGACGGAATCTGTTTTTATACTATAATGCCGCCTTGTCTCATCAGGATTGATGACTTCTGTACTAAGACGATATTGAGTACAACTAAGCACTAGCGGATCTTCATTGAAGGTTATGTTCTCTGGTTCTGATACTCTCATTCTATATGGAGTATCAATAGTATCAAAGACCGAAGCTAATGTTGCAAGTTTGTATGTCATATTCTATGTCTACTATGTTATAGGTTAAAAATCAAGTATGTGGTTACCCAATTGAGATATCTTCCATACCAGCGGTTCTTAGACGAACTACATGCCCAAGCATAAAGTTCTTTGACTCTAGTGCCTTGATGATACCTGTCCACTTATTACGAAGCAAGGCTACTTCGTTAATCAACACTTCATAGTCAATAACTTCATCCTCACCATCAACATACTTTTCAGCGTCACGGCTAGACAGGTTACGATTATACTTTTCAAGATACTTTTGAAAATGCTTTCTGCGAATCTTACGCAGTTGAATTTCGAGGTACCTGAGTACCGCTTCAACCTCTTGTAGTTGGTTGAAACGATACTCGGTTACTCCAGGTAGTGCGGCAATGTTCTTTTCAACATTGCCATACACCTTTACATCGCTCTTTGCTGAAATCAACTCACTTTCATAGTGAGAAATGAAGTCCGGCAAGTTGCTTAGGTCAGTGGTTACTTTACTGTACCAAGTCATTAATAATAATCGTCGTGTTCGTCATCATCATCAAGGTCATACTCATCTAAGAATAGATCATCATCCGGTTCGTGATATAATCCATCATCAGGAGTCTCCATAAAGAAATCTAATGCATCTTTAATATCCTTATCACCACGAAAGGCCTGTTTAATCTCTGCCGGAGAAAAATCTTCCTCAACAAGATAATTGACTAATGTTTCGGCGGCACCATCAGTGTCACCAGCTTCAATACTGGTCTTTAAAAGTTTCCAGATTTCGTTGATAAGAGGGAGACTCATTCTGCCATTTCCTCTTCTACTTCGTCAACAATAAGGGCAGATGCCTTTTGTTGTTTTCTTTCAAACTCGTCCATGATAGCATCAAGACAACCGTCATCATTTGCTTCCCAACCCTTACGGAACTTCTTAATGATAGTTCCATCAAGCTTAGTATAAACAAGCGAGTTGCCTTCTTTGTTGAGCATCTTCAATGCTTCACACATATCAGTGAGACCTGAGTAAGGACTCATACCTGTAGTATAAGGAATCTTGACTTGAACAGATTCAAAAGGCTTTGCGTAACGAGTCTTCATGACCTTACAAGCAGCACGAATACCATTTACCTGAGAAACCTTATTGCCGTCTTCGTCTTCCTTGAGCTTAAGCTTCTTCATTGCAACAACGATAGATGATGCGTAGATGAAGCCCTGACCACCTGAAATCTTATCGTCAGGGTCAAACATATCCTGTGACGCATAAGTGTGATTAGTTGCTACAAGCCCGACATTGTTTGAACCAAACATGTTTACGCAGTTACGAACGAGTGAAGTCAATGCCTTAGGCTTACGACCCATGTCACCCTTCATATCACCTGCTTCGAACTGATTAACATCAGTCGGAGTGAGCAACATGCCAAGCGAGTCAATGACGAACAGAACCTTAGGCTTGTCTTCTTCATTCATAGCTTTATAGCCCTTCATGAAGTCCGAAATTGTCTTTGCAACGTCATCAATCATTGCCATGTTCATCTTAAGGAGCTTGTCTTCACCAGTGTCAACACCTAGTGCATGAAGCCAAGATTCGTCAAGTGCGTTTTCGCTGTCGATTAGTACAACATAGATACCCTGCTGCTGGGCGTGTTTTACGATATTTCCTGAACAGATGTAGGACTTGCCTGCACCTGATTCACCGGCGAAGACTGTAACCTTGCCGAGAGGAATACCTTTGTTGAAATCACCACTAATGCGGTAATTGAGTGCATAGTTGCCTGTGCTGATCCAATCAGTTGGATCATTAAATCCGATACTAAGGCCGTCGATTGCCTTAGTAATATCCTTACGGAACTTACTAATATCAAATGGTTTTGCCAATGTTTTTTCCTATCTTATAATTTTTAAGAGCTTATCAGTATTTGATTTTTTTTCAAGTAATTCGGGACTATTTTCTGCAATGGTATCTAAGTCAAAATCTGAAGGATAATGACGGAGAATTGATCTTGCACGGTCACGAACAATACTTGGAACACGAGGAGTTTTGCCTGGATCGCAAAGTTCCTCTAACATCTTTCTGCTTTGTTTGATAGCTCTATACCTATCTTCTGCTGTTGTCATGAAATTTCTCCGTGTCAATTGGGGGAGAGTTGCCCCTCCCCCTACTAAGTTTTACTTAGCCTGACGGGCACGAATCATTGCAAGAATGTCTTGTGCCTTATCGCTTGAAGTTGACTCTGGAACCTTAACTGGTTCATCAGTTTCAAACGGAGGAGTGTCATCTACAGGAGGCCGTGAATGAGCGCCGTGACTTGGCTCATAGTCAACTACTTTCGGAGGAACCGACTCAGTAGTTGCTGCACTTGAAGTGCCAGCTGGAGCTTCAAGCCCATAAGGACGATAGTAAGCGCCCCAGCGCTCATTGTCATAAGGACGACCATCAACAGATGCTTCGAACATTTCCTTGATGATGCGAAGTTCTGCTTCGCTTGGCTTCTTCGGCAAGAAGTCCTTAAGATTGTAAAGACCATGTGCATCAATTGCAGCCTGTTCAGCTTCGGTCAACGGGGTTTCCTTGCGGGCCCAGTTAGAAGTCGAATAGTCAGCATATCCGCCTTTGCTTGTCTTCTTGATGTTAAAATCAAGACCACTTACATAGTCAGTTGGAATGTTTTCCAACTCAGGATCCATCAATGATGCCTTGATGATTGTCTGAATCTGCGGGCTAATGATGAAACGACGAATAGGGTTTGCCGGAGTCTGATCGTCTCCCATTGGGTTAGTGCGAACAAAGCCTTGAAAGATGTATGAACGCTTCTTCCAATACTTGCTTGCAAGTTCCTTAAGGGTTTCATCTTTGTACCATGGGCGAACTTCTGCAAGAACAGGACAATTTTCGCCGTACATTTCAACGCACGGTACCTGAACAGTAATTTGCTTTACATTAGGATCACCCTTAACGCCATTAAATGGGAGCTTGATGATTTGACGCTCGACCCAAAATCCCCATTCGTTAGTTTCATCGGCATCAGGAAGGAAACGAACAGTTGCCGTTGAACCTTCTGAGATATTCCAGTGGGGGTAGATTGCGTTATCAGATTGTGTGCGAGGACCGTTGTTCTGATTCTTATTTTCTTGAGCCGTAAGACGGGCCCGGATTTCTGCTAGACTAGCCATTTTGTTTTCTCCTTTTTAAATGTGCCTAAGTTGAGCTTTGTTAGTGTTTTTATGTTTCGTTGTCGGAGACAACTACACACAAGTTCTGTTATAACTCATGTGCAATGTATTTACAACTTAATTGGGTGCATAATATATTAATATTTTACACTATGCGCCCAAAATGTTGTTATCTTTTGAATCTAGCCATTTCAATAATACGAGCTAGTTCTGGAGCAATTTCTGTTGATTCGTTTGCCCCAACGAGTTTACCAATGTTGTTGTTCTTTACTTTTTCAGTAGGACCAAGCTGACCTACACGCTTTTGGTTTGCGTCTAAATCTTCTTCTACTTGTACTTCATCAAGCTTATCATGCTTTGCACGGATTGTTGCCATCTTCTCTTTGCTTGCGCCATCACGACCTGCTTGTTGAAGTGCTTTCATGCCCTTTTCGCCATATTTCTTTTTACCGAGATATGCCTGCAATCCGCTTTCTTCAACTTCTTCTTCTGCTACTGCTTGAGGGGCCATGCTGATAAAGTTTTCTTCAACATCGCCCTTGAACGCTTTGTCAAGTGTCTTTCTAGCCATCTTAACTGCCTGTTTAGCAGCTAGCATTTTAGCAGTGTGCTGTGGCTTACCTGCATGGTCATCGCCCTTACGATGCCCCTGCCCACTATATGGGTTAGCTTTTGGACTCTTATCCATTTCGTTTACATCGTTTGCAGGGGTGCGTTTGCGATTACGGTGTTTTTCTTCCTGCTCAAAGTCTTCAATTGACGGAATCCAATCATCGTCATCTTCATCATCTTTCTTCTTGAATGGAACAACATCGCCCTCTTCAAGGTCAAATGCTTTTAAGTTTGACTTTTCAGTTGATTGATTATGTGATAATGTTTCTGCGCCTGGAGCTTCGTCAAGCATTTCGTCAGCAGGGACTGCCATGCTTTTTGTAGTCGAATCCATTTCTAGCTTTTCACTAATGATGGAATCAGCCCACTCTGCAAGAGTATCTACTTCGCTCATCTCAGCTACATTCTTACGCAACTTAGACAAGATTGGCATTACGCTTTCAATGCGAGGATCCACTGTTTCCTGAACGAAAAGTTCGTTGATTGCAAGGTCTTCCCCTTCGTCTTCCATTAGAGAAGGTGTCCATGATTCAAAGTAAGCATGGTAACCACGGTGACCTGTTAGCTTATGAAGTGTTTCACGAAGGTTGGTATAGTGATTAGCACCTTCGTTGATTAAATCTTGTGCTGATTCGTTAAATTCTTTGTTACGAGTGGCGCGGACAAAGCCAGCCATCTTATTGTAATCTTCGCAAACGGATTTAATATGGTTCCAACGATCATCATTGGGAACTCCGCCTTCAGCGATGTGGCGAGCATATACACGAGCAATGCCAGGTTTAGTGGTTGGAGCTAAGAATCTTTCGCCGTCAGCATTCTCAAGGAAGATACGAGCAACATTGCGATAGCGTTGCTCACCTTCTTCAAGTGCGCGGTTGTGTTGTAAAACAATTTTTACATTAGGAACAGCATCATTGTAAGATGCTTTCTTACCCATTGAATAGTAACCTTCGCCTAGCTTTTCTTTCATTTTATAGTAGTCCCGTTGTCTCATATCATCGCCTAATCTATCTTTGTTTGTTAATTCAAAGCTCAATTGTCTGCGTTGGGCCCAAGCCTTAATAAACTTTAATAGTCCAGTCCATGTATCATCATATTCTGTACCCGGTGTAGTAGTATCTGGACTATCTTGCTGCTCATCATCAAAGTAGATTTTTACGCTACTGGCATCATCTATGCTCACCCAAACTTTACCGTAGTCTTCACCGTCTTTAGTAAAGGTGAATTCAATGACATCTGCTTCTTGACTTGCGCCAACTCTTTGATTCTGTGAATTGAGTGGGACAGGTTTATAACCTCTTACTTTAAGAAGATTGTATAGTTCGCCATTAAAAGTTTCAGTGTCTTGTGCCATGTTAGTATTTATCCCAATTTAGCCTAGCACGGCAAAGAACGGTAAAGGCATTACCATCTCATCGTGGTCACGAATTTGACTCTCTAAGTCTCCGTGATAGTCTGCTAATTGCGTCATCATTCTGACTGCTAATAGGGATGACATTACTAAGTCATCGGTGTCCCCTATCTTAGCTGCATAGCTTCCGCCAGACGCAACAAACGCCTTCAACTCACTAATAAGAGAACGGCTGTGAATAGTCATCTTCTTTGACTCTAGCAATGTCTTGAACTTAGCACAAGCAGCAAGCTTAGGCTTATTAGTAGTAGTGAATCCGCGTTTACCTTTACCTGATTCACTAATAAAGACGCCCGGTATATTTGATTCACCGTATTCGTTTAGTGATACGATAGCAGCTTGTCCAATACCATTGTTTTCTATTGAGTAGTAGATATTGTTTGGTTCTTTAGTTTTTTCTGAGATATACTTACAAATCTCAGCAAGTAATTTAATCTGACTAGGTATGTCAGTCTTGTTGTGTTTCCACTCACCAATCTGAGTAGTAGTACTTGCTTCAAAGATTTGAATAGCAGCAGGGTCACCGCCTGTACCCAATGATGGATCGAGAGCAACTACGTATAGTCTGCCTTTCTCAGGTAGTTTGTACCAGCGTACTTGTCCCATTCTATTGTTAGGTTCAATGCCCTCAAGCATGAGTAATGTGTTTGGATTGATTAGTGTTTCGTCTGCAATGATGAACTCACAACCGATTTCACGATTGAATCTGTCATCGCCGAGTTGAGCTTTCATTTCATCAGCCCATTTTTGATCACGACCAGGTTGTTCAGTCCAGTATGCTCTAAATGCTCTAAAGCCGTTAACACCTAACTCAGTAGTATTACCGAATTCGTCTTCGGTCTTGTTTGCACCTTTCCAAATAAGAGCGAACTGGTCTTCGTCACTGTTTGGAGTTGAAGTGATGATTGCCTTACCACCAGTTGATAGAGTAGGAGTGATAGAAGTCCAGAATTCTTGTGCGATTGAAGGACGGACGAAAGCAAATTCGTCAAGATATAGAAGTGTGATAGACATACCACGACCTGTGTTTTCAGTCGTAGTAGCAGACACAATGCGTGATCCGTTCTCAAAGTCTAGCGAACCCTTGTTGTAAGTGGTTACGCCAGCTTTAATGTGGTCTGGACAATTTTCATACGCATATCGTATACGCTGCATAATTTCTTGTGCACCGGTGTACTTGTGTGCTGCAATTAGAATAGTAGAGTCGGGGACAAACATCGCATACCAAAGCAAATACCCTGCGGCTGACGTTGACTTACCGGACTGTCTAGGCATCAATGAGATAGAGAAACGATAGCGATGGTATGTATCAATTAATCGTTCTTGGAACTCCCAAGGGTGATAGTTCATACTACCCTTAGTAGGGTGCTGAATGATAAAGAAGTTATCCATAAAATAAAGATAACCCGTTTCCGGATCACAACACTTCATAAAGTCATCAAGTTCTTTTTGATTCTTGAAGACCGTCTTCTTATAGGGATCTTTGATTAAGGTGGGTGTATTTGCCATAGTAATATTTATAAAAATACTCCCACTGTCAGTGGGAGTGTTTTTTTACTTGATATCTAAAGGTCTTGCTTTAGTAGCAACAATGCAGTAGTACTTTTCTTG